GCTGACTTTTGGAATGTCAAATATTCTCATACTGCCACCCAGTCGTGTCTGCAATTGTATCCACCTCGTCTGCTAAATCCCTCGAAATCTTTAACATTAAGATTAGCAATCTGTTTGCGTGTCAATGGACCTCTTTCTTTAACTATTTCCAATACCTTTTTACAAGCTGGTCTAGTTTTGTCATCATTCACACCTACATATCTAAATTTTTGCTCAGGAAAGTCCTCAAAAGCTTTTGCCCTAGTAGCATTTGAAAAAGTTGCGAAAGCATCATTAATTAGAAATGATGATTCACTACTGCTGATAAACTTTCCTACACCAAAGCCGTTTGATAAGTTTTGTATTATTTGAGCATTTGATTCGCCTGTAATAACACCTCTTATCATAGCATTCTTTAATTGATCTGCGTAAGATCTTGTATTGTTTGTTAAGTATGTTAATTCAAATGCAATTAAATCATTCACAGCTTCTATGCTTGCGATAGCCACTTGCGATAATTGTCTTTGACTTAATTGACTAAATATCAATGCTATTTCTTCAGCATATACACTTCTTGTTCTTTCAATAAGCGAAGCATATCCCAGTCTGTTCATCTCGTCAAAAAAGTCTATTTGTCTTGCTAATTGAACAAGCTCAGTATCGTTGAGTGTTGTCAAACCAATAACAATCTTATCAAGCTTTTTGATAAGTTGATCTTGTATGTTAGCAATCTCTTTATTGTAAAAGTCTAACTTAGCCAACTCGTTCGCCTATTCTGTCTAATATTGACTGTGTTTGATTAGCTTCTTGTTGCTGTGGGCTTTCTGCGTCCAGCTGTTCAACCATTTCTGTAATTTCTTCTTCTTGTAAATCTGGGTTTTTCTTTCTCAGATAGCTTTGTCTTGTTTCAAGATCGTTAGCAAAAGCCCAAGTGTAGTATGATATTTCCTCGTCTTGCGACATAGGTATTTCTCTCTCAGCAAAGTCAATACTGAATTGATCTCCAAGCTGTATGCCACCTGATACTTCACATATTCTTTGTGCTATTCTAAATTGTTCTTTTTCAAATGGTCTATAAATCTGTTCAACATCACTTCTCAATGCGTCCATAAGATCTAGTTCACTCATTTTTTTGGAAAGTCCACTTTCAGCTGCTTTATCAGTCCAATTAATTCTTACATTATTCGCCTGTGCAATGCTGTCAACCATATACTTTGTTGATTCTATCATACCATTTATATCTGCGTTTGGCGAAGCATAAGAAAAGTTTGCCCCCTCAGGTAATACAATAGCTTTATCTTGTCCCATTCTGATAATTTGTTCTGTGTCTAATCCTGTAAACAAAGGCTGTCCCAATTGGAATCTGCCGTGTAATGCTAATTCAGTAAGCATAATGTTTATAGATCGCATTCCGTCAACAAGATCGCTTGCACCCTCTCTAAAAAAGTCCCTAGTGTACGGGTGTCTGTGTGAAATATTAAATGGTATAATATCTCCATACGGGTTTTTATCTCCCTCTACAATAGAAGTGATTTTACCCTTTGAAGAAATCATAAAATACTTTCCTTCCATATCTTCTGTGTCTTTACTCCAAAACATATATTGTGCGTCTTCTGTTCTTGCCATAAGCTGTGATTCGGCTTGATACATTACTGCAAACGGCTCATCTTCATTTGGTTTAAAGAACGGCACAAAGAAGTGAATAGGTCTATATTTTAATTTTTGATGGGCATCGTCCCAGTGCGTGTATAAAGCTTCCGTACCTAACAAGTATGTCAGTTGCTCAAATTGTTTCATAAAGGAATCAAAGTCCCCTAAAACTTCATTATATTTATCATTATATCTAATTGGGGCTTGTTGATATACCAATGCTCGTCTGTTGATTATATTTCTTACCAAGTTAATATACATTGGCGGGATCTGTGAAAGCGATTCACTATCAAAATATTGTTTTAGATCGTGTTCAAGATTTATGCCCTCATAATAATCAAGAAGTCTTTCTCTTTCTTCCATTTGCTTATCGTACCCGTCTTTTATGGTTTCCATAAGCAAATTGTATAACATTTTTTCTGTCAAATTTGTAATTATCATTTGTTGTCCTTTTACCACTCTATTGTGTTTGCTTTGCCTTTGAAACCATACCTGTATTCAATGGGGTACATAATTCCGTCAAGAAAGTGTGATAAAGTTTCTGTTTTCAAAATATGTCCATTTTCTAGTGTTGTTAATTCAAGATCTCTAATTGTGTTTTTACATTTAGGATCTATAAAAAGCTTTGTTTTACCTCTTGCATCTCCCAGCATTCTGTTCAATGCATTTAATCTGTCTTTCTGTGTCGGGTTTGCTTTCCTACTAATCACAGTAAATCCTGCTTCACGCAATATACTATGATCAGACTTTGTGCTATTGCTTGTTCTTGCTTTCCCTGCTGGATCTGGGTACACTGGCACATTAGGTGCAACTTTTTTCATCATTAAAGCTAATTCAAAAGTATTTGAGTTTTGTAAGCCAATCTCATCAAATACATAAACTTCGCCCTTTGTATTTTCACACATTAATATTGCCGTCATGTAGCTTGATACACCAAAGTCTATACCCCAAAAAAGTCTAGGTGTTTTATCCATTTCTTTCACATGTATATTTCTGTCAAAGTTGTATGCACATCTATTCGCTGCTGTTTCAAAACTTGCTTCATATTCCTGTCTAAAGGTTTTCGGGTCCAAGTTTTTTTTAGCACTGTCTATTTCTTCTGCGGAAATAAACCCGCCGTCAATTGTAGTAAATTGCCAACTCTTATAGTCTGCGTTATTGCTTTGTCCTTTAACATACATATCGTAAAAATGATTTTGTATTCCTGTTGGTGTACCGACAAACAATGCTTGTCCCTTAGTTTCTGCTAACATGGGCTGAACGATCTCTCCCCATACATTTGGTTTCATATAAGCATATTCATCTAATACTACTCGATTAAGACTGACACCTCTAATGTTGTCCTCTTTGTCAGCTCCCTTTAATTCTATTTTAGCCCCATTATTAAGAGTTATTGACAATTCAGACTCATTTACCTTAACATCTTTTCCTGCAAAAATTCTTTTAACCAAAGCCCAAGCTACCATTTTAGCTTGTCGATAACTTGGATAAATTATCCAGCGTCTTTCATTTGGTTTTAATTCAGTATGTAAAAGCCATATCAACGAAAAGAAAGTTTTGCCCCACCTGCGACCACAAACCAAAATTTTGTATCTTGATTTATCGTGCAATATAGACTTTCTTGTGTCATCAATCTTCCACTTCATCAATATCAAACACTTTTATTGGATCTTCATTTACCTCGTGAATACCGACAGTCTGTTTTGGTTTACCCTCAAGCCTGTCTGCTATGAAATGAACAGCCCAGCTTTCGCCTTTTACTGCAAAATCAAATACTTTACGCATAATAAACTCTAATTTATCAGCATCAGTTCCTTTGACTTCTTCAGATCCTATTTTTTTTAACAAACTATTTAATGTTGTTGTGCCTTTTGGTCGCCCTTTTGGATTACCTGACTGTCCTTTTTTAAACTTCGCCATACCTGTTAATTCCCTGTTAAAACAGGAATTTTATAACTTTATCAGCTATTTCCCCTGCTTTCTGTTTATCCGTTATTTGAATTACTTCCAAATCGGGTTTCAAACACTCATCACTGAGTATATTATTTATCTTTGTCTGCCTAGACTTTTTAAACTTTTCTGACTGAGTATCATTTCTTTCCTCATGTCTTTTTTCTAATGTTTTCTTATCAAGATCTAAAATAATAAACTTCTGTTCATATTTGTCCTGTAAGTGTAATAAATTCTTTCTAGTAAACAGCCTATCGCCCTCAAATAAGACATTATAGTCTGTTATCTTTAAAAACTTCTCATAATCTTTTTGCACTGCCATAGAAAGCTTGTCAGTTCCGCCAAAAGTATCATTTTGTTGGTAAATACCAAGTATTGCTGTGTCGCCTGATATATAGCCCCTTAAAAGCCCATATTTAAAAAATTTCGGCTCATCTTCCACTTTGTTTAATATTTCTCTTACAAGTGTTGTTTTTCCAGAGCATGGCACACCGCCTATTGCTACAACTCTTTTAACCATTGTTTATCATATGTTTCGTTCCTGAAATCCCATAAAACATTCCAATTAACCCCGTCTGAAACTAGATCTTGCATTTTTTCTATTTCTTTTCGCTGACGATCTATGTAATAACCCACATATCTTTTGCCCTTTTTAAACTTTTTAAAAGCACAAAGTGTAGTTTCTATGTTCCAAATGTTTGTGTGTTGTATATCAAGCTGTTCTATTTCTTCTTTAACAAGCTCAAATTGGTATTGTAAGTACCCTAATTCATTTTTATTTAATCTTTTTTTCTTGCCGTGCGTATCTAAATCAAATCTTTCAATGCTG